CTGGGGACATCTGGGTCACTCAAACCATCAGTAATGTCTTGGTCAGTTCCCACAGTAGCAGCTGTAGCAGCTAAAATAGCGTCCGCATCAGCAGCTGAAACTTTTTTCTGTGTCTCCGTGTAAGCAAACGTATTGCTATACAGTTGCTTAAAATGCAAAGTACCCGCTGACATACGGGATGCAATAGGCCATGTTCTTGCTCTAAAAATTGCCATAATATTCTCCTTTAATCCCCCACCCCCTCCGAGGAGGGGGTATCAGGTTTAGCTTATTTAGCTATTGTCGCCTTTACTTCCGTATGTGCCTCTCCAACCAGAGAATCCGGCAGACCATCGGACATCAATAGACCATTTTGCGGTCTTAGTATCGAAGTCATATTCAGGTCCTTCAAGTCCCCTGTCAGAGCGTTTGAAGAAGTTAAGAGCGTGTAGCGAACTATCCAGCAAGAACCAAGCGGTATCGCTTCCGCCAGCCGCAGATTGCAGGAAGTCCCAGACAACGAGTTTCAACGCACCTTGGTAGGGGTTGATGTCGTTGTTGGCTGTTCCAACTCTTTGCGTACTGTTAAGCAATATACGAGCTTCTTTTTCAAGAGAAGGAGCTACTACTAGAGTATCTGCCTTGCTCATATAGAGCTGCCCTTTGTGGTCTAGCGCTTGTCGCATTGTAACCAAGCCAGTCTCAAGTGAACTTTCGTTCAAATCAGTCGTAGTAGTGTTACTTTGCGTTGCACCGCCGTCCTCACGGGTGTGAGAACCGTCGAACAGTGCCAGAGCATCGCCGGAAGTGAACTCTGCGAGTCCACCGCCGCCAGCAGTAAATCCGTTATTGAATATATCCGCCAGCATTTGCTCTTGCGTCCTAATCTTGGCTTTCGCCAGATTAGACGGCTTTCGTTTGATGACATTAAATTGGTCATCTTCCCATAGAACGTTACTCACACTGGTTCCCAACGAGTCTTCAATATGAGTATAAGTCGTATCGAATCCCTGTTGTTCGTCTTCGTAAGTAATCGCCTGACCTTCACTTCGTCGGACCAGTTTGCTCAAACCAGAGGCAGAGCTGTCTTTCTCGTTGTTCTTCGTGGAAGTATCAACGTTAAAGATTGTGGTACCGATAGAAGGAATGAGCTTGAGTTCGTCACCATAAATTTTACGGAAACGAGGGTCAAGCAAATCAGGCCATTGTGGTCTAATACTTGCCATTTTCTATCCTTTAAGCGCCTAGTGGCTCAGTTAAATGTTCTGCAACTACGAATACTCCATAAGAAGCATCATCGCCAACAGGGTCGACCTGGGGATTGTACTCTAAGCACAATAACTGTCCTGTTGTTGCAGAATTTGTATTAGTATCAACAAGTTGAGCACCAGTCGCACCAGTCAAGTCAAACTTTTGTCCAACATGAGTAGCGTCGAAAGTAGTGCTAACATTATCGTTATCCAAAAGATAACGCATTTGCGGGTCAACACAAACCAATGCTTTTACGGTTCCGTCCGTATCGCCGGTAGCTGTTTCCAGCACTAAACCGATGACTGCCTGCCCTGCAATAGATGCAGAAGTCAGCCGTCCACTGGAGAAGTAAACAAAATCACCTTCAGTGACCGTAACGCCGTCAGCGACGGGGAATTCGTAAGTAGCATAGTTTGTGTTGCCATCAATACGGCCAAGTAAAACTCGGCTTATATCGAGTGCCATAACAAACTCCTAAAGTTAAAATTTATTAAACGTAAGGTTCGAGTTCTTCTCTAATATCAGCGTCTGATTTATCGGGATACATAGCCCGATTAGCAGCGACCATCGCATCCGTAACTTTGGATTTCTTCCCCTTCTTTTTGGAAGAAGAAGTAGTTTTGCTGACTGCGGCCTTATTCTTAACCGCCATGCTCAGCTTTTCCTTGTCGCTAGGAGCATCTTGCGGCTCCCAACCTAAAGTAACGGCTGCTTTGGAATACAATTCTTTCGGAGGAGCCATGCGCTTCTCGCTTTCCATAATAGTTCTGGAAAGAACACTGACCGTGTTCTTAAATTTATCGTATTCACTATCGTCTTTAACTTGAGGGAAACTTTTGGAAAACTCCTTATAAGTCTCGTCAATTTCTTTATCCAGATTCTGCTTTGCCCATAAGCGAAGCGGGTCGGATAAATCAATCTTTTCTTCAGATTCTTCTTCAGAATCCTCCTTGGGTTTACCCGTCTTCGCTTCCAAATCCTTGACTCTATCAGCAAGGCGTTTGCCTTCCCGATTACTTTCTTGGATTGTCTGCTCCAGACTACGGGTATAATCCTCAAGCGTATCACCTTTGATGTTAGGGAACTCTTTGACGAATTCAGAATCTTCTTCATCGGAAGTATCAGAATCTTCTGTTTTATCAGCGTCCTCCGATTCCTCCTCGGAATCTTCGTCTTCGGCTTCGTCGTCGGTTTTGCCTTCGTCTTCGCCAGTATCTTCCGAGTCTTCTTCGGTCTCTTCTTCATCGGAAGTTTCGTCCGTCCCTTTGGGACTTTCTACCTCTTCGTCAGGATACTTAAGTTTCCGCAAATCCTCTTCGTCTACTTTTTTGTCGTCGTCAACGACTGGGTCGGCATTTTGTGCCATATGTTTACTCCTTTAGATTTTGTCTATTGGCCAGCAAAGCTGGTGTCTGGAGAGGGGGTGGGCACCGCTCCAGACATCAACTCTTCTGTTCTTTCTTTTTGAACTTTTTATAGTTCTCATCAATCGTACCGATTAGTCTTTTCAGAGCTTTGGTCTGCCCAGTCAAATCAACGACTTCTAAAATCTCCCTTTGACCAACATGGTCTTTAGCCAGTTCAATACGTTCAATGTCAATAAGTTTCCGTAGAATCTTATGAACCTCAGTTCCATGAAAATGTGCGAGAGCCTTTCGTTCACTGTCTGAAAGCAAAGTAATAGAACTCTTCATGATTTAACTTTAGACATATTATTTATATTAAGCAAGGGTCGGGTCATTCGGTATCCGAAAAGTTAGTCGGTTCTAAATCAGCTACCTGGGCCTGCGGACCTGGACCCTGGGGGCTGAGGTCAAACGGGGTTCCCATTCCTCCTGGAGTTGGTCCTTCAGTACCAGCCAGGGATTCTTCATCCGTGCCCATGCTTTCATTCAACAAGTCGGCTGAATCGCCTACTGCTGGGTTAGCGTCGTGTTCCTGCATAATGTGGTTCATGATTAACTCTTGTATTTCTTGAGGCAACTCCTGGAACTCTTGGGTCTTGGTGTACATCAAATGAACTATGGTGTGCTGTTCATTGGCATCCTTAGTTCCATCCAACGGTTGACCGGCTGCCATGACTGCGTTCTCGGATTCAGCCAGCATCATCATATCCTTGTCATTGCGGTTATCTTTCAGCCATTTGTCAGGTTCGATGTTGTTGACCTTCAAAACATCCGCCGTAGCAGCATTCACGTCCATAACCGCCATGGTAGCCGGATTAGACAGAAGAACAGTAAACATCTCAGTTTTCTTGGTTTGTTCTATTGCCTTGGAAATTGGCGTAAACACGTCAGCATCGACGGTTATATCGAACGACCCGCCCATATACTTGTTAAACTCAGGTCTGAGTTCAAGAGCAGACGACCCCCTAACATCGTCCATTTTCAACGCCCTGGTGCCTTCGTCATTAACAATAGAAAACTTCTTGCCTTGGACGGTGATTTTCTTGTAGACTTTTTGTTCCCTGTCTTTGTTTTTCTCGGTGATTTTTTCCATTCTCGGCGTACCATAAAAGAATTGGATATTAGACCATTTTATCCGTCCTATCCTTATCACGGTATCCATCTCAGCACTTATCGAAATAAGGTTAACTCTTTTCAATGAAGACTCTTTGAGAATCGCCGCCTCGGTTGCCGTCCCGCCGACATTCACGCCTTGGATACGGTCATCTATACCATGTGCCCTGCGAATATCCTCCAGTAAAATCTCCTCGGTTCTAAAATATGAGGCCGGTACGTCGCCGTATTCAACCGGCTGGAGTGCTCCCCGCACATCCTGCCCGTTAGTATCAACCGAAATAAGCCCGTGCGGACGGGTCACCAAGTCTTCATCGTCAATATCAA